AACCAATTTAGCAATATTCTTTTGCATGATGTTCATTTGTTTTGCCATTGCAGGCAAAGCCATAGAATTTTTTGCGGTTATCTTACTATTGATATTAATGTCTTGAAGTAGAGAGGATGAATCAGATGTAAGTACATTAGGTGAAGTTCCTTTTCCCGTCCCAGCTCTTCTTGTTGCTGAATATCCTTTGCCAAATATTTTGGTTCCAATAACCGAACCAAGCCCGCCGCCACTAAAAAGTGCGTTACGAACATCTAATTTCTCTAATGTTCTTTTACCAAGAGATGAAGCTGCGCCGCTAAAAAGGCCTTTTGTCTTATACTCTTGTTGTAATATATTTACAAGTCTGCTCATTTATTATTACCTTTTAAGTTGCATTTTTTCTTTTTCTTCTTCAAGATATTTCAGCAATAAACCAACATAAATTTCTCTTTCCCAAGGTATCATATTTTCAAGTTCCGTCAAACTATATTTGTGATGTTGCATTAACGCAAAATTAGTTTGATAGAGATTACCTAGGTTTTCATAACCAAAACTTAGACGAAAAAACTTTCCAGTCCTTCAACTGTAATTTTTTCTTCGTATCCACATTTTTTACACTTGAAATCCAAATCTTTTAAAAGCTTTGGCATATTATCAAAGAACTCTTTAATTTTTTCCAAATCTTTACTTTGCATGCTTTCAATAAATTCAATCAATTCTTCTTCCGTTGTATCTTTCGCATAGTAAATTTGGTCATTATCATAAATGTACTCTATGCAATCAACCGCTAATTTTAAAACCATTTCACTCTCATTCACGCCTTCAAATTTTGTAAGCGTGGTGAAGTTGGGGTATTTCATCATAATACCAACTTTATCGGTGATTTGTATTTTATTTTCCAACTTCTTATCACTCTTTGGTTTGATATCTAATATATTTACATCAATTTGTACAGTATGGCTGCATTTATGGGTGTCATCATCATCTTCATTTTTTATATCATTATTACATTTATAATTTAAATTAATAATCTCATTTACCGACCTTGCACGAATATTCAAAAACAAATACTCAATGTCAAACACGGGCAATTTATCAATATCAATTTCCGAAATAATACAATTATTCAGAACTTGTTTCGTTGTATCAATAATTGTTTTAAAGTCTTTACTTTCATTAGCCATTAAAAACAATTTTTCTTCTTTGACCGTAAATGGTCTAAACTTAATTTCTTTACCAGTTGATATTAAATTAATACTAAAAACAGGCACATCAATTTTTGGCAACATATTTTATCTCCATCAAATTAAAATATTCTATTAAAAACATTTCCTATACTATTATTAACATTTTGTCCAGCTTTATCAAATAATCTAGCACCTTTGGCACCAAAATATTGGGTTGCAGCCGCAACAAGGTCGTAACTACCTTCATAAACCACATCATATTTTTGATAAGCGAATTGAACCGATAATCTATGGAAATTATCATCAGACCAATTTAAAGCTTGTGATGCAATTCCAATTGGAAAAGCATCAATCAATTCAACAATAAAAATTCTCTTAATAAAATCATCATATTGAATAATTTTTATATTAGTTAGATATCTACTTTTTTCACCTTTTGGAAATCTTAAATTGTTTGTGTCTGTAGGCATAATTGCTTCCATCCACCTTTCAAACAATTTTCTTTCATAAAATTCGTTTGTACACAGAAAAGTTAAATTTATATCTGTATACTGTGTTTGATATGGAACTTTAAATATTGGACCATAAACTTTAGAATCTTGTGTTAATAATGTTTTACCAGGAAATTCAGCTGCTTCACATTGAAGTGCCAAATATCTACTGATTGAAGCATTAGACGTTTTTGATTGTTCATTTTTTGGGCCCGCCCGGCCTAATGCTTGATTTGCAAAAGCTGCAGCATCAGTAAGTATCGTGTTAGGTAAATTTAACAACTTTTCAAAAATTGACTGGGAAATAAATTCATTAATATAAGTTGGTATTGGAAGCACAACCTCAAATCTAGCTGGTCTAGCTAATCCATCTTTTGCTTTAATATTAGATAAAAATAATTGTGGAGAAAAAGTCATTAAGTTTTATTCCTAGAGTCGTTGTATACTTTATTTGCAGATGCGCCTCTAAAGTCCTGAAATGGTAATAGTGCTGCAATATCCCATTCGTCTGCCGTTATTTCAAGAAATCTACTATCAACATGTTTAAAGAGATATCTTTTAATGCAAGGTTTTGCCTTGAAGGCTGCACCCACAGATTGCAATTTTCTCCATGTTAACCGAAGTCTTGTTGTCTCATCATAATTTGAATTTGATGCAAAATCACTTAATGCATCTAAAAGATTGATGCGTTGCTTTGGGCTTATGTAATGCAAATTCAACCCTAAAAAACCATCTTGGTATCGTTCTATTGGTATAACCAATGGGAACCTATCGTAATATGGCAACTCATCTTTCAATTTGGGGTCATAAAAATAGAAATACATGCGACCAATCATCGTACTATTTTTAAGTCGTTCCTTGTCGCTTAGGAGTGTCTGGCGTGTAGGTTTCAAGTCTTGTATCTTAGACCTAAGCCAGTCTCTTGCGGCAGTAGTTCTCGGTTGATATCCCGATTTACCTAATTGTTCTTTGATTCTCTCTATTAAATATGCCATTGTTTATTTATATCACTAATTTTCATTCCATAATTACCTAAAAAATAATGGATTTTCTTATAAGTATCGGTGTCCGCTTTCAATTAAATACCTAATTCCTTCTCCGTCATAATCATGAATTTCCAACCATGTTCTTGGCAGAAGATATCAGCTGCTTTCCATTTCTCTTGATTGACCAGATAAGTCGCAGCTTCACGCAGATACTTCTTGGTTCTATTCTTCTGAACCGGCTGCTTAGTTTGGTTAAACGGTTTGACTTCAATAATATAAGTCATCACAGACCCGTCTTTTTGTTTCATTTTGGTAATAAAATCTGGAAAATAACGATGCATTTTATTGTCCAACGGTGACTTATATGGTATGTGTATTTCTTCTGATGCCCACCATATTACGTTTGGATGTTCATCCAACCATTTCATAACCCTCACTTCCCATGTAGAACGATAGATGATGTTGTTGGCATCACCATTGTATTTTTTTGGATTGTTAGGTTTAAATCGTCCTTTGTATGTTTTGTTACCGAATGTCATATAAATATGTAGTTAACTTTATAGGAATTTAAATGGGACTTTTTACTCTTTTAGGTAACGGTGTTAGTTTTAAAAACAAATCAAGGTCTGTTTTAAATGCATTGTCGGATCGTTTTGAAGATGGAACACAAGTTCTTAGATATCCATCTGATTTAGGCTCTGTTGATAAAGGCCATTATATATTCATTCAAATAAATGAGCAAATTAATACTTCTTTTCCAGGTTCTCAAACTGGAGAACAAACTCAACGTGAATCTAATAAAAGAGCTTTACAAGCTTTATTTGGCAACACAACTACAGGTGAAGGTTTAGGCACAGCATTTACAACCACCAGTGATGTAGCTAATGCTGTTAGCCGAGATGTTGCTAATTTTGCTGAAGAAAAATTTGGATCCGCAGGTAAAGCGGCACGTGAAGGCATTGAACAAGGTCTTCGTATATTTGACGAATCTACTGGTTTTAGCTCAGCTTTTAAACAAGTTCAATCTGGTACGGGAGTTAGAACCATTCGTAGAATAACAGATACAATAGCTTTGTATATGCCAGATACTTTGAATTTTACTTACAATCAAGCATACGATACGCTAAATCCTGGCGGCTCTATGGCTCAAACGGCACTTTCAGTTTTAAATTCAGCAACTGAAACATATAAAAGTGGTGGAAATATAAAAGACCAATTAAGAAATGCTAGTCCTTTTTTAGCTAATTATTTTCTTCGTGATAATGATGTAGGTAGAATATTGTTTACAGCCGGTACTGGAGGCAAAGTTCAAAATCCAATGAAAGAAATCTTATATTCTTCTCCAGATTTTAGAAGCTTTAGGTTTGATTTTTTAATGATGCCTAGAAGTGAGAAAGAAGCTCTTGAGGTTCAAAATATTATTGATTT